GAAACCGTGCTCCGTAGCAGCATAGGAAGCACTGTTATTACCAACAGCAGTACCAGCAGCGCCCAACTGACCAACGCCAACACCAGCCACCGGAGCGGTCTGGGCAACGGGCGTGAACGTAACGGGCGTCGAGCCGCCACCGATGTACTCCGGGCGCTGCAACCGCGCATCGGGATTACGGACACCAAAAATGTTCTCCGTGATCTCAGTGTATCGAGAACCGCCACGCGCCATACGCTCAAGAAACACCTGCACCTGCATCGCCTGACGGAACGTATTGACGTCCGTCTGCGCAAATACCAGCGGCGTATCAGTGGTGCCGTCAGCACCAATCAAAAACCGCGCGGCCACGGCGGAATCAAAGGCGTCATTATACGACTGTAGACCCGTACCGCCGTTGGTCGGCGAAAGAGTCTCCTTAATCGTAAACGGCCCGACAGAGGGAACCTCAATCGAATCGACGCCAATACCCGTGACAGGAGACTGAATCGACGGGGCGACAAACTTCTGAGGCCACGGCAAACAACTCGTGAAATAATCGTGCGACTTCGCGCGGCGCTTCAACGTACACGTGCTCGCCGCCTCAGTAATCGCCGCATCACTGACAGACAACGCCGCCGAATTCACCAAATTTTCGTCACGATACCACGTGTTGTAGATCAACGCGTATGCCCTGATAGGCAACGCATTGACACTCAGAATCGCCGTGCACTGACCGACGGTGGGAAGACCCATGTGGTCAAACGCAGAACCGACAGCGAACCCATTACCAGTACTCGTAACCTGCGGAACGCTGTACGCAATCGTATCCGCCGGATTATCCTGCTGGCCCATCATGCGCACCCAATTCGCCCACACCAAACGATTCGGCACAAAAAAACAATGGATGTCGACACGCATCGAATCCATAATCGGAAGGAACGGCGTGGCCGTGCGCACAAAAGGCACGAACGAGTACTTAAAGTGATCGCCGGGATACACTTCCTCGACATGAAACGGAATCAAGAAACCTTGGTCAAAGGTCGTCTTGATGGAAAAACTCCCCTCAAACTTCGAGCGGGGAATATCGGGCCGCGCAATCATCGCGGCGTCGTCCTGGCTCACCAGACGACGGGAGGGCAAATCATACCCCTTAGCCATTCAAAGACTCTCCCATGAGTGAAAGCTGCGCGTCCTGACGAGGACGCAACGAAACAACCATCTCCGCAGAAAGCACAACCTCAAACAACTTACCCGTGCGCGCACGGGTAGAGACATACAAATCATCAACATCCAGCTTCGTCGACTCCTCGACTTCGCCCAAACACACGAGCTCAAAATCCTCAGGATACTTAGCAAACACCGAATCCTTCGCATTCACCGCATCGGCAAAACCACGCGATGCCTGAGCGTCCGAACGCTCACAATGGAACGACGACAACCACTGAGCCTTCTTGTCGTGCAGCGCATAAAGCTTCATAACACGGACCTCTCTGACTTGAGACGCATGCGCGAGTGAGCGATGTCTCGACTCGCGTCCAACTCCCGAACGGTCAAAACCATTCGAGATTCCAGCTTCTCCAACTCCAAGGCCGCCAGCTCAGACTCAGAAGCATGCTCCTTGAACGACTGATGAAGAAAACGAGGGACGGGGAACGGACGACCCTGCCAAATCGCAGATCTACGCCATGACCGCCAATGAAGGCGAAAGTCTCCGGCAATCCCCGGCCGACGAGACATCTGCAAAAAGGGAGGCTGATGGACATATACCTCGCCTGTCTCAAAGTCAACTTCCTCACCTCGCGGACGGAAAAAACCGAGCTTCTTCGCACAATAGCCGGCAACATACGAAATCCGAGCCGGCGTCACAGGAGCAACCTCAACAAAACCCTTCGACCACGACCGCTCTATCGCCTCGCGATTCGCGGTACCGAACAAAATCGCGTGATAGTGCGGACGCTCCCGACGCTCGCCGTACTCGCCACACGCGAAAAAACGAAACTTCCCAACATCCCGGCGCAAGTAGCGCATGAAACGGGAGAGGTGACCATCCGGCCCACGGGACAACGTAGGAGGACAATACTTGTCTGCATAAGTCAACGTGACAAAAGAGGCAACAGGATGATGCTGCAGCTCCAAAGAACAACGAATAGCCCATTCACGCGCACGGGAAATCTGACAACCCACGCACGAACCACAGGGCAACAAAAACGGAGCAACAGAGAGAACAGCATCCCCAACAGCAGAGCCAAGAGAACGAACGTCACGCATCTTCGACAAGATCATACGCTCCCCAGGAGCGGAACGTGTAGCCGGAATCGGCTGCACGCAAGGCACTAGAGCCGGATACCACCGCGCCGGTTACGCTGAAGGTTCACCTTATCGGTGACACCCACACGGCGCTTGAACGAGGAAACACTCTTGCCTTTCGGCGGCGAGCCTCGACGCATAACACACCTCACTGACAGGGGAAGTAAAAAGTGGAAACTGGCGTTCGCCAGTACCACTTAGCACATATAAGACAAGTAAGGTATATGTGCAAGCGCTGTATCGAAACGACACAGCAAAGGGGCCACCAGACATCGCTGATGACCCCTAAGAAAGCCCCGTGCGAAGGCGCAAACGGCCTCACGACGGGCTAAACCCCTGCCGGGGGGGTAGACGTAGCCCCTGCCGGGGGCGAGGCCGCAGGAACTGACGGGGGAACCCCGTCAGCCCCCGCAGCCTTCAGAAGCTGCTCCAACTCACCAGAAGCAGCAGCACGCTCGATCGCAGACCAGGACTGATACCGATCGCGCAACACTCGAGGAAGACGCAGCCACGCCTGAGAAGACTCCTCAATCAACTCATAGGCTCGGGTAAGGTCCATGTTGTCAAAATCGACATGACCGGACACACCACGATGCCCAACGCCAAACTGCTGAATCTGATACCGGATATCAGCAGAAAGCGCGTACTCCTGACGCGCCATGTCCTCAGACGCCGTACAGGCTACCACAGGGCCGGCCTCACGGGCGGCCCACCACTCAACCGAACCGACAAATTGCTTACTCACGGATTCCTCCCGGAACGCTGTTTGCGGGCGACACGCGCCCAATCACCTTCACGCCGTGGAACAGGAGCCTTAAACAACCCCTGAAGGGACTTAGCGGACGAACCGACAACACCACCGCGGCGCAACAAAGCCGCACCGCCGACAACGCCGCCAAGAACACCAGCGGCCGGACCTGACAACTGATCAATAGCGGGACCAGCAGCGCCCATCATGTCGTAATACATGGACTCGGCCTTCGCCTTAGACACACCATACTGCGAAATGATATTCGCAAGCGCAGCCGCCCGAGTCTGATGCGGCTGCAACGCAGTACGAAGGGACAACTCCTGACCCTTCAACAAACGCTCCTGCGTCAACAACTCACCAGTCAAAAGCGCATTGGCGCCCTCAACACGAGTCTTCGCCGTGTTAGCAGCAGTGGCCTCGTTCATAAGACCCATCTGCTGCAACTGAGCCTGCTGCATCCGCGCAGCCATACCAGAATTAATACCCTTAGAGATGACATCCTCCTGAGGAGCCATCGTACCACCGGGCGAGGACGCCGGCCGATCATACGCCAGGGCGGGGTTCAACCCCGCCTTGGTGTAATCAGCAACCGAACGCTGCGCAGCAGTCGAAGACATACGCTCCGCAAACGACATAGAGTCACGAGCCGTCTGCCGATTAGCACGATTCCCGAGGATGGCGCCACCAACAGCGCCAATCCCCTGAATAAGCGGCCCGAGCCAAGCGGGCATTAGAACCTCCCGAGACCAGAGGGAGTGCCGTACATCGGCAACGGACGGACCATCTCACGGCGCACATGAATATCAGCCAAAAACTGCTGACCATTCGCCGCGGCACCAGCAGCCAAAACCCGCGTCATCGGCGCCGAATCCTCAATGAACGTCTGCCCAAGAGTCGGCGCCGGGGAAAACACCTGCGACAAATGCCACTCGTCAATATTGCCGGCCGCAGTAGGCCGGAAAAGATTGGCAACGCGACTGTAACCAGTCCGAAGCTCGTGCCACCGCTCTTGATAACCGAACACAACATCATCGTTCGCAGCGGCACCCGTCGCGAAAATCTCGCGCCGCTTCACCGCTTGCTCACCCAACCCGGCAAACGCCGGATTGTAAAAATCATACAGCGTCCTACGGTCCCACATCTTGTGCACACCCTGACTATACGACAACTCGGACTTCACAGACATAATGCACCAGATGAAACC